GCTCGGACAATTCACAAAGTTTCAAGAGTAGAATATGATGAACAAATAAGTTATTACAAACAGCTTGTTGAAAACTTAAAAGAAGAAAAAGGAATTGCATAACTATTTAAGTATCTTTGGCGTATGACAGAACCAATCTATGCAAATAATGAACACCGAGTAATCATTGATACTTACATAACAATGTGTAAAGAGTTCGCAAAAGAAGTCAGCACAAAAAGTAGATACAATAATTATTTAGAAGTAGTTGAAATTATTTTGGAGTATTCAAATCATTATGGAGAAGGACAGAGGGAGAATAACTTTTGGGATTGGTTGTTAATAATACCAATTAACTTAGCAGTAGCAACAAACGGATTCTTTGCAGGAGTAGAAACAAGAAGTAATGCAGCAGTAGTAAGGGCTTACAGAGTAGTTCTTGACGAACTAACACAGGACACAGTAAATAAGATTGACAAGATAGAACCAATTAAAGAATGAAAATATTAAATTTATACGCTGGAATAGGGGGCAATAGACACCTATGGGGAGATGAACACGACATTACAGCTGTTGAGATAAATTCTGAAATTGCAGGAATATACAAGAGTAAATTTCCAAACGATAAAGTTATTATAACTGATGCACACTACTATCTTTTAGAACATTATAAAGAGTTTGATTTTATTTGGAGCAGTCCTCCTTGTCCTACTCATAGTAAGTTATGTTATAGCCAAAACATTAAGCAGTATACAGATGTTACATTATATCAACAAATTATTTTACTAAAGTCTTGGTTTAAGGGTAAGTATGTTATTGAAAATGTTATTCCTTATTATGATTATTTAGTAAAGCCTAGTTTTATTATAGGTAGACACCCTTTTTGGAGTAATTTTACTGTAAAGCATTTAGAGGTAAAAAATATAGATGTTACAAGAAGCAGCAATGAAGAGCTTTCAGAATATTTAGGAATACCAATTCCAAGATATAAAGCAGGATTAACTTTAAGAAATAGCGTAGAACCTAGAACAGGTTTGCATATTTTAAACTCAGCTTTAGGAATTATTAATGAGAGTAAAATAGAACAAGATAAACTATTTTAATGACTGATATATACGAAGAAATATCTAAGTTATCAGACAAGTTCAGGACTATGGCTTACGGACTTACCTCTGACGAGAATGAAGTTAATGAATCAGTTCAGGAACTTATGCTCTATCTACTTCAGATGAATCCAACTACTTTGAAGACGATTTACGATAAAGATGGAATAGATGGTGTAACAAGATATGGAGCAGTAGCTTTAAGACGAGCATTAACAAGTCCACGAAGTAATTACTTTTATAAGTACAAGAAGTATTATACACACATAGACAGTTTAACAAGTGCAGTTACTTATGATGAAATGGAATCAGGAGAAACAATACCTTCTAAGCACCTTTACAACCTGCCTAACGAATTATCAGATGAATATGTATGGACTAGCCTAGAAAAGATAGATAGCGTCTTAGACGGCTTTACTTGGTATGATAAGAAAGTCTTTGAACTTTATTACTATGAAGGAAACACGCTTGACAGTCTAGCTAGTAAGACAGGAATAAGTAGAAACAGCCTGTTCACAACGATAGACAAAGTAAGAACAGAATTAAAATATATACTAAGTGAATAAATTTTTTGTACCTAAAGAAATATATGAAGATAGAATAAGTATCTGTAAGTCTTGTGTCTATTACTTCAAGCCTTCTGGTCAATGTAAGAGGTGCTTATGTTTTATGAAAGTAAAAGCAAGAATCAGTAGTCAGGAATGTCCACAGAAGTATTGGAGTAAAACAACAGAGGTAGAAGTAAGAACAGATATACCTGAAGAAATAATAGCTGAGATTGTATTACTTTGGGAAGACTTGAAAACAGGTAGAGCTAAAGACCAAACGGCAAAGAAGAAAATGATAGAGATATACAACACATTACATAACACGAACTACTCAACAGGAACTAACTGTGGTTCTTGTATAGCTGCTTGTTTTGATGGAATAAAAAAAATATATAAAGAATACATAGGAAACAATTAATCAATAAAGGGTAAGACCTAAGAGCTTTTAATTTTTCAGACCTGTGTAGTAAAGGGGGGGTGTGGTTACCTCCCCAATACAATAAGAATATGAAGATAATAATATCAGATGCAGGAGATGAACAAGAAGGACTGCATATAACTTTAATTTTAAAATAATGGAAAGAACATACAAGACAATCAAGTGGGTATTAAAAGGACACATCAAGAATAATGTCAATTCTTTATGGACTTGGGAAGACGACAATTTTACTTGCATCTTTGATAATTATTCAGGAAGTGAAAGAATCTATACAAGTAATCAACTTTTAAAACTTTTAACACAATGATAATATTTACAATACTAGGCATCTTAACAGCAATTTTCTTTTTTATAGTTATTATTATGAGCATAATAGAAACAAGAGTAAAGAACAGAACAACAGAAAAGTTTCTTTGGAATATGGATAAAGTAGAAACACGAACAGGAGGACTAGCACACGATAGAATAAATGAAAAAAAATAGAATACCAAGCTACTATATAGGAAGTCGGTATAAGATAGAAGCTCGTAAAGTTATAGAAGACTTTGATTTATCCTATAATGTCGGAACGGCTGTTACTTATTTATTGAGAGCAAATCGCAAGCACGATAGTCCGATTGAGTGCATACAGAAAGCAATTAACCACTTAGAGTTTGAACTTGATAAACTAAATAAATGATAGACTTACGACTTGGAGATTGCTTAGAAGTAATGAAGTCTATACCAGATAACTCTATTGATGCTATAATTACAGACCCACCTTATGGAACTACTGCTTGCAAGTGGGATAGTGTAATAGATTTTGAATTAATGTGGTTAGAATTGAATAGAATTATAAAGCCTAATGGTGCGATAGTGTTATTTGGTTCTGAGCCTTTTAGTAGTGCTTTACGAATGAGTAATATTAAAAATTATAAATATGATTGGGTATGGAATAAAAATAAAATATCCAATCCAATGTTGGCGAAAAAACAACCCCTAAGATGTATTGAGAATATAATTGTTTTTTCAAAAAAGACACCAGTATACAATCCTATAATGGAAGATAAGCCAAAAAAATCACAAAGAAAAATATTTAAAACTGAAAAATATACAAAAGGCGTTGAGAGAAAGAACGGTGTTTTCTCTACTGCTAAAAACGGAATGGCGAATGATTACAACTATAAATTAAGCTATCCCAAAAACTATATAAACATTTCAGGCGTTCATAATTCTAAAACAGTACACTCTACTCAAAAACCAGTACCTCTGATGGAGTACTTGATTAAAACATACACTAACGAAAACGAAACAGTATTAGATTTTACAATGGGTTCAGGTAGTACAGGAGTAGCTGCAAAGAATTTAAAAAGGAAGTTTATAGGAATAGAGCAAGATGAGAATTATTTTAAGATTGCAGAAGAAAGAATAAATAAGCAGGAAAAACAATTAAAAATATTATGACACTATACACTTGCGAATGTGGAAAGACTAGAGAACTATCTAAGGTTACAATAGTTTTTAGAGATGGAAATTGGGAAGCAAAGGAAGCAGAGTGTGAATGTGGTCTTTATATGGATAGTGTACCAACGGAAGGAATACCTACACTTCAAAGAACAGAGCCTAGTCTAAGCAAGAACAGAGATAACTTATGGGCAGGAGCTAAAGAAAAGCTAGTAGGCGAAAGAGGAATCAATGAATCCTTTGACTAATGAAGTTCGTGATAAAGTGTGATAAAGATAAGCAAACTCTGATAAGCTATTTAAAGGAATTAGGGAATGACTACTTAGTAGATGTAAAGAAACAAAGAAACACAAGAAGCAATATGCAGAATAACTATTATTGGAGTTGTATTGTCCAAGTCTTATCAAACGAACTAGGTTACTTCCCAGACGAGATACACGATTTGCTAAAGGTTAAGTTCTCAAGTGAATGGAATAGTATAGAGATAAACGATAGGAATGTAGGAATACAAGTAGTCAAGTCTACTGCGAGAATGGATAGCAAAGCCTTTGAGATATATGCAGACCAAATAAGAATATGGTCAATGACTGAATTAGGCATAAGACTAATGCTGCCAAACGAATACGAGTAATTTCTATTATATATTATGGAAACAGAACAAAAGAGGACACAGGAAGGTAAGAAGAAGCTCATAGCAGCACTAGAAACTT